ATTTAATATAATCCCCTTTGTTCCTTTTGTCAAATACTTCAACTTCTCCACCTGGAGTTACCATGATGGTAATTAATTTGACTGGCGGAATATCTGTTAGTTCATAATATGCAGCAGCATAAAACGTTTCTTGGACAAAATAATTTTCAATCCATTCTTCGGGTTTAATTTTATCCGATGTCTTAAAATCGATTACTGCAAGTTCACCTTCATACTCTGCAATACAATCTACTCTACCAGCAACTCCAAAGTATTCTGAATAAAGAGTTCTTTCAATTGCATGAATATTATTTATTTTATCAAGATATGGTTTTGCGTGATAGAACATGAACTTTGTTAGGGGTTTATAATCTTTCCAATTTAGTTCTTTGTTTTCAAGATAATCTTGACATACTTGGTGAAAATCAGTTCCTCTTGCTGCTGCTTTACCACTGATTTGATTTGCTTTTTCTTCACCAACTCTTTTACGCCACTCTAAAATCTTATCTTTTTTATAAAATCCAGTAACTGTAGTAATAGAAGGCACCCATTCTCCATTTGGAAGATTATAGAGACGGATGCCGTTTTCTTCTTTCTTTTCTAGTTCAAGTTCACCTAGGTAATTGCAATGAGTAAAAGTCATAAATTCAGTCCCATCTTTGCAATGATATACTCCTTAACAACACCAGAACGAACAATGTCTTCCACACCAAATTCAATCATATCAAACGATGGCATTTCACGAAGAATTCTCATGAAATCAATAATTCCATTTCTTTCATTTGTTTTAATCAAATCCGATTGAGTTGCATCACCACAGAAACAAATACGACTATCTTCACCTACGCGTGTAATAATACTATCCAATTCATGGAAGTTTAAATTCTGAAACTCATCAACAATAATAATTGCTTTGTCTAGAGTTGTTCCACGAAGGAATGAAGTACTCCAAAATTTAATAGTTTCTTGCTGCTTCAGATTGCCATAAAGCATTTCGAAATCAGCATCAGAGGGCATTTGGAACATGTACTTTACCATATTCTTATATGGAATCTGATAAAGTGCTGACTTATCTTCGTGATCACCAGGAAGGAACCCAATTTCACGAGTAGCAACAAGAGACCTAACGATATAGATTTTTTCGTAAGGAGTTCTTTCATCTAAAACATCGCACAGTGCGTTGTAAAGTGTAATGAACGTTTTACCTGTGCCTGCACATCCATAAGCAACTAGATGCTGTCCATTTGAATAAGCATCAAATAATTTTTTTTGATTGTCTGTAAGAGGTTCAATATCCAGTAAAAGTTCAGAATTAATTGGTTTCTTACGCTTCATTTGTTTTGCAGTAAGACCGACACCAATTGGTTGATCGTTTGCTCTTTTTTTTCTTGCCATAAATTCAAACTGGTTTTACTTTTGATCCTGGTGCTTTTGATGCTTTTCTTAATACATCATTCCAACCCGGGTGAGTTTTTTTCAGTCGATCATAGACCTCACCAATTTCTCCGGAATTAGGACAAGTAGAGGGATCAGACCAATCCCTCTCCCAATCAGGATTATCCTTTTTCCACTGGTCCCAATCATGAACACTCATACTAACTTCTTTTTGTTCACCGGTGTTTTTATTAACTACAGGGTATACTGCCAAATTAATTCCTCCATTTTATATGTCAATATTTATTCTATACGAAGTGAAGGTTGAATACTTTCACAATCGGCACAGTTATCCCGAGTCCAACCAAGAGCAGTAGAAACTGCTGGGAATTGACAGGTAAAAATACAACGAACTGCCTCAGCAATGTCCATATGTTCTTTTTGTGTACCATGTCCAGCACGAAGATCAATGTAATGAATCCAAGACCTCACAGAACCTGTCATATAGAGTCGTGTGGGAGTTGCTAGAGGAAGAACAAACCTTGCACACTCCTTTGCTACTCCTTTGTCCAGAAGACGGTTGTAGACCCTTTGGGACTGCTCAAACAGAACACGAATATCTTCTAGTAGTGTGAGTTTCAAATAGTCTGGAAGGTCATCGACAGAGTTCTGACGATTCTTTGTATCCTGACGACGAAGTTCAGGAAGAGGAATAGTTTGATTCAGAAGATTGGTATCTGCGTATCGTTGAGAAAACTCTTGGAAAGTAAAAGACCTATGACGTAGAATCTGTGCTGCAATACCTCTTGTCGTATTGATCTCTACAGTCATAGATGCTTGTTCGAAGATACTCCAGTGCTGATGTTTAATACAATATTTGAGCAATCCATCAAAACTTTCATTGTCTTGATTCTTTGGATTCGAAACACGAGCACAATATGCCATATGTTTCTCTGCATCTGGTGTTACTGACACCAGTTTTACTTCTGGTTTCATGAATTCAAATTCGTCGAACATTTCCTTCACAATCCATCTCCATCATCGTCGTTAGTTAGTTTATATTTTTGATTCACTCTCAGTGAATCAAAATCATCTTCTTCTTCATCATCAGAAAATACCTCATCATAATCTTCAAGATAAGGAGCAACCTCTTCATATTGAGGTTTATATGCATCAATATCAGAATATACTTCTGATTTTAGACAATCTACAAGAGACTCAAGGTTTCTGATGATTAATTTAAGCTTTTCTTTATCCATCCCGATTAACCCTCACAAAGGTCATTTTACATAAAAAAAGAGAGGGAGTCAAGTCCCTCTCTGATTGGTCAAGTAACTTGTGGTTGCTTAGCCATATTCAGTTGTGCATTATGAAGGAGTTGCTCCTTCTTTGCCTTTTTTTTAAGATAACGAACGAAGTAAGTATTCATTTCACACCTCCTTTAGTCTTCTCCATATGAAGTTTGTTTCCATTTTCATCAACGTAAAACATAGATCCACGGTAGATTTCTACATGTGGTTCGATCTTAAATGTTTGATTTGGGCGATTTGCGGTGTCATATTCAACACCACGATATACGACTTTTGACATTTAATTCCTCCAGAATGAGATGTTTAATTCCCGTTCCTTTGGGCGGCGTTTCCGTTCGGCATTTGCGAATACCGAATGAACGAATTGCGTTCCGCGTCGTCCTACTTGCGTCCTATTCAGTTACACACTTTAACGAAATCCTTTCGGAGTTCTAATAGCAATCGGTCTTCTACTCTTTGAATTACTACATCGTCGTTTTTAACGATGTCCATTAGTTCCATCGCAGTGTCACAACTTACAGATACTTTAGATGTACTAATAAGTCGTGACGTTGAAATAGAGAGAAGTGGAACCCATGCTAAAAGCAAAAGTGCTTTAGACATAGGATGAACGTTAGGGGACTAATATACCCCTATCCATTTTATATAGTCGAGTTTGTATATTTAGATACATTTAAGTATCACTAGTATACACTATCTTTCAATATAACTTAATGTGTGGTCAGTAGCATGAAGTTGATGAATGATCATATCGCACCCGATCTTAGGATTACAATCCCCACAAGTATAAACATCAACTGCTGCCTTACCCTCCTCTGGCCATGTATGAATACTAATATGACTTTCTGACAATAGACAAATTACAGTGACTCCCTGTGGATGAAATTTTTTTGAGATTGTTTGTACAACAGTAGCTCCACTTGCAATTGCTGCATTTTCTAGTAAATCTATGAGACACTGTTCATTATCCAAAAGAACGAATGAACATCCATATAGATTAAGTAAATAGTGTTTTCCCATTATTCTATAGGATTTTTTTCATATTCTTTAATCAATTCCGATATAATTTCTTCTGTACCATCAATTACTTTAATTGTGTAAAAATTTGACCTTTGATATCTTTTTATTTTTTTGTAATCTTTAATCAGCTGATCTACACCTTGCTTATTAAATTCTACTTCCAAATTAACTTTGGATTTTTTTCCAAATCCACTCATTTCCTTTTCTTTTTTTCTACTTTTTGATATCCCCAAAGTTTGGGATTAGTTCTTCCATATCCAAAATCAATTTTTTTTACAGATCCGGGTCCATATTTGTCATAATACATATCAAAAATACGAACTCTTGTTCCTCTGGTTAGATCTAAAAATTCTTGATCATCAACACTATACCAAATTAAATAAGCATCATTAGGAAACGAAGATTTTTTTGCTTCAGAAATAGTTGTTTTTTCTAAAAGAATTTCACACCCATAATTTTCTGGGAGATATTTATTATTACTATTTGAAGAAGCATCCATTTTTTTCTCCATACTCATAACTATTGTCATGAACGACCCCCCCAAGTAATATCGGGATAAGCCTCTTTGACAGTTTCAAATTTAATATTGTATTTAGTTGACAGTTTTTTATCCTTTGTAAGAATCAATATTTCTGCTTCTTTAGGATGGAGTCCTTGGAGAAGATTAATGAACATGGTTTCTCTACGAATAGTAGAAAGTCCATTATTACCACCTTTTATATAATGATATAAATTTCTATATTCCTTTCGAAGAGATGTTCTTCCACCACCACCAAGATCTTGACGAGTAGCAGATTCTCCACCTGCTGCTTCTCTCATCAAATTATCTGATAGATTTCCAGAGTAAACATTTTGGTCTTTTGTATCTGAATAAGGAACTGGACCTTCTGGCAAAAGTGAAATCACGGTTTCATCAAAATTCCAAATAAAAATTGATTTCAAAGAATCATGCTCATAAGTTTTAAGAACCTCAACTTTTTTTGCATGAGTTCTTTGTTTTGATGCAAGTTCTAGAACTTCAAAAACAAATGGATTTATTGGTAAGGTTTCAATTTTACTTTCAGTCGTTGTTGTCTTCTTCTTCGTCGTTGTAGTCATAATCGTAATCGTTTTCAAATCTTACTGATACTATTTCGTCAGGGATTACTTGCCCATTTTCATCAAAAAACTCTGGATGCAAATAAGGAGGTTTAGTTTCTTGCAAATGCCTATAAGTTAACCATCCTATTATACCCCCAACCATAAAAAAAAGCAATACGAACATTGTGGTGAATGTTATTACATATGCTGTTTCCATTTTTTTCTCCAGAGAGTTTATTTTTTTCTGACATCAAAGTGAAATTCTATAAAGAAATGAAACTCTCTGTGGAATAGAGAGATCATTTTACCAAACTTCACTTGAAAAGTTTTTGGTTTTTCTGATCTTTTCCTCCTATTCCTAAGCAATAATTCAACACCCCTATTGATGTGGGGTTCTTGATTATTTATTGTCATACAACACTGTTTTCTTGAAGATATTTAACAGTATCAGTACAACCCCCAAGATGTTTATCTTCAAGGACTACTTGTGGAAAAGTAGATCCTTGACCAAACTCTGCATAAAATTCCTCATGAGTAAAATCTACTCCTAATTTATATACAACGTGTTGCAAATTTGCCAATTCTAGAACTTGTTGAATTTTGGAGCAATATGGGCAACCATCTTTTGAGTAAATTGTGAATTTCATGTATCTTAAATAAAAATCATTTTTTAGAATTATTTTGTGTATTATAGGACACCTTGGGTTTTCTGTAAAGACCAGGCCAGGTGTCCCGAATAATCTCAGCAACTTTATAAGGAGTTGTTGATGTAATCATCGAACGTGATGTCCTCCAAACATATAACGCATACCGTTTAGAATCTTGGCTGCGAAAGTACCCAGATTGCGACTATTAAATCTTTCATAAAGCGCAGTGGTGATGACAGGAGCGGGAACCCCCAAATCCACAGCAGCATTAACCGTCCACCTACCTTCACCACTGTCGGATACTCCTCCAGAGAAGTTAGAAAGCTGTGGGCTGCGGCGCAACACATCAGCAGTAAGATCAAGTAACCAACTACCAACAACGCTACCACGACGCCATAACTCAGCAACCTCAGCAACGTCAATATCATAGCAGTAGGATTCTGGGTCTGCCATAGGGGCAACCTCTGCGTCTCCTTCTCTGACATATTTGGCACCTGCGTTTGCATTCTTGATGATGTTGAATCCTTCTGCATATGCTTGCATAATACCATACTCAATACCATTATGCACCATCTTTACAAAATGTCCTGCACCAGGACCACCACAGTGCAACCAACCGTGCTCAGCAGAGGTTATAGATGAGTCAAACTCAGTCCTCGGGGCAGCATCGACTCCTGGAGAGAGGGCATTAAAAATGCGCGAGCAAGTGGCGACTGCAGTATCTCCACCACCAACCATAAGACAGTATCCACGATCCAGACCATAAACACCACCACTAGTGCCACAATCAATATATTGGATGCCCATCTTTGCCAGACGTTCTGCTCTTTTCCGACTGTCTTTAAAATTGCTATTGCCATGATCAATAATAATATCTCCTTCACCACAATATCGTAGTAGCTCATTGATAGTTTCCTCCACTGTTTCAGCAGGAACTACCATCTGGAAAATTCCTGGTTGATCTTTTTGTTTGACTATTTTAACTAAATTTTCAATTGTAGTTGCAACTCCATTCACATATCCTTTTTCATATGCTTCAGTTGCCTTTTCATAATTTCTCCTATAACCCCAAACCTCAATACCTGCTTTCATCATACGACGAGACATTCCCTCTCCCATTCTTCCCAGTCCAATCATTCCTACTCTCATCTTCTTTCTCCTATTTTAGTTTTAGTGGATAATCCCACTTTGTAATAAGTTCTGTTTTAGTTAAAGGACCCCAAACTCCTCCATTATAAAGATATGGCATCGTCATAATACGACACGAATCTCCAGTACATAGAAGATCATCGACAATTCTCCAAGATTCTAACACTTCATCTGCATGAACAAAGTGAGATTGGTCCTCATTAATAGCATCATAAAAAAGTTTTACATAACCATCAATTGCTTTCTCTACAGGATAATGATACTGAAGAAGTGCTGGTTCTACCATATCATTGAGTCCAGGAGATTTAATATCAATCCTCATATCTAGATGTGGATCTGGTTGTAATCTCATCACTATTCTATCATTACATTCGTGCCCATCAAAGAGTTGTTGTGGAGGTGCTTTAAATTTAATCACAACTTCCACACAACCAACTGGCATTTTCTTACCAGTCATAAAGTAAAAGGGAACACCTTTCCACCTCCAATTATCAACATACAATTCACCAGCAACAAAAGTTGGTGTTTGCGAATCTGGTTTTACACCTTCTTCACTCTTGTATCCATCATACTGACCAAGAACTACATTATCACCCAGTCTGGTTGCTGCAAGAACCTTAACCTTTTCCCTACGAATCTCTTTCGCATCATTCCTACAAGGAGGTTCCATAGCAATCAGGGCAAGCACCTGAAGCATATGGTTCTGGAGCATATCCCTTACAGCACCAGCAGTATCATAATACTGAGCACGACCTTCACAACCGATTGTTTCAGTTGCAAAGATTTGAACTTCCTCTATGAAATTTCGATTCCATAGTGGTTCCAAAAGTATATTGCTAAAACGAGTGGCAAGAATGTTATTAACAGTATCTTTGCCGAGATAATGGTCAATGCGATATACTTGTTTCTCCCGTAAATATCCAGCCACCACAGATTGTAGATAATTAGCAGATTGAAGATCGGTGCCAAAAGGTTTCTCAATAATGACTCTGGATTTTTCTGCGTCATCTAACTTACCTGCTTCTTTTAGGTTTGTAATAGCATCAGCATATCTTTCTGGTGGGACAGAAAGAAAATAAGTTGTATCTTCATAATCATTCAGCAACTTAAGAGATTCAGCATCACTTAAATCACAGGAGACATATTCAAGTCTCTTAATGAACTCTTGAGAATAACTACCAAGAACTTCTACCCAACTTTCTTTAGAATGTTGAGTTCTGGATGCACCAATAATCTTCAGTCCTTTTGGTAGAAGATTTTTCTTATGAAGAGTATAAAGTGCTGGAATTAGTTTCTTCTTACAAAGATCTCCAGTTGCTCCAAATATAACTAGTGCTTTCATTTTTCACCTTTACTCTTAATAACTTCCTCCCAATCTTTCTGGAATAGTTCAAGACCCTTTTCGGTCATAATGTTTTTGTACATCGACCAGAATACAACTGGTGGAATTGTAACAACATCAGCACCAGCAAGAGCAGATTGTTCTACCTGTCTTACATCACGAAGAGATGCAGCAAGAATCTGAGTACTAGTACCAGAGTAATCAAATGCTCTACGGATGTTTTTGATGAGTTCAATACCATCAATAGAGTTGTCCATCCATCTTCCTACGAATGGTGAGATATAAGTTGCTCCTGCCTTTGATGCAAGAATTGCTTGTGCTACCGAGAATACAAGAGTTACATTCGTTTTAATTCCTTTGTCAGAAAGAAACTTACAAGCCTTCAGTCCTTCTACAGTGCAAGGAACTTTAATTGTAACTGCTGGTGCGATTGTGTAATACTTTTCTGCCTGGGAAAGCATTTCATCGTGTTCATCAGCAACAACTTCTGCGGAGATGCTTTCCAACTTTGAAAATGCTTGTGAAATATTTTCAATAACTTCCTTTAACTGTCTTCCACTTTTGAGAATGAGAGTTGGGTTCGTAGTGACTCCATCCAACAGTCCAGTATCATATGCTGGACCAATCATAGCAACATCTGCTGTGTCTAAAAAGATCTTCATAAAAGAAAAAGAACTCCTAAGTAATTATACTGAGTCCTTTTTCCATGTCATCCAAATGTTATGGAACGAACATATTATTCTATCATAGACATCACGAACATAAAAATTCCAAAGAGAATAAGAACTGTGAGGATGAAAAACATATGCTTAGAAGTACATCATACTGAGAGTGAATACTACAAACACAATAATGGTAAATCCCATTATTCCTACACCTGCCCAAACTACCCAGGGCTCCATAGGTTCGTGTTGAGGATTATGAGACATTGTTCTTATGCTTTTTTAGATATTTAATATATTCCTCAAAGAGACTTATATCATCATATGCCTGACCTAATATCATATTACATCTCCTACAAAGAAGTTGGCGAACTTTACCTGTTTTATGGTCGTGGTCTACACATAATTTTTCCCATTTACCATCACCAGGTTTTTTACAAGTAGCACAAACCCCATTTTGACTTTCATACATTTCTTTATGTTCTTGAAGGGTTATACCATAAAGTCTTTTTAAGTCATTGTTTTTTGTTCTTTCTGGATTTTCCTTATGCCGCTCCTTCACTCTTATTTTATCGCATTCTTTACACGAAGAATGTCTAACTCCTGTCTTTTTATTACGAATATAAAACTCAGTAGCAACCTTTTCTTTACCACAGGTCATACAAGTTCTATACAAGTCAGAGTATAGTTTAGTCATTTCGTGTTTTCTTTCGTGCTTAAATATTTATAAAAAAAGGAACTCCTAAGAGTTCCCCTTTATTATATCACATATTGAATTTTATATCAACCAATTGCAGGAGCAGTAAGAGCAACAGGAGTGTTCTCTACGGAAGCAAGGTCCAGAGGGAAGTTGTGGGCGTTTCTCTCATGAGCCACCTCAAACCCCAAATTAGCACGATTAAGAATATCAGCCCAGGTATTAATTACCAGACCCTGACTATCAAGCAGCGACTGGTTAAAATTAAATCCGTTGAGATTAAAAGCCATCGTGGAAACACCAAGAGCAGCAAACCAGATACCAACTACAGGCCAGCTAGCAAGGAAGAAGTGCAGCGAACGGGAGTTATTGAACGAAGCATATTGGAAGATCAGACGACCAAAGTAACCGTGTGCAGCAACAATGTTGTAAGTCTCTTCTTCTTGACCAAACTTATAACCATAGTTCTGAGAAATATCTTCAGTCGTTTCACGAATAAGGGAAGAAGTCACCAGAGAACCGTGCATAGCACTGAACAGAGAACCACCGAAGACACCAGCAACTCCAAGCATGTGGAAGGGGTGCATCAGGATGTTATGTTCTGCCTGGAACACAAGCATATAGTTGAACGTACCAGAGATACCCAGAGGCATACCATCAGAGAATGAACCCTGACCAAAAGGATAAACCAGGAATACAGCAGTAGCAGCAGCAACAGGAGCACTGTAAGCAACGAAGATCCAAGGACGCATACCAAGACGATAAGAGAGTTCCCACTCACGACCCATATAAGAGAAGACACCAATAAGGAAGTGGAAGACTACCAGTTGGTAAGGACCACCATTATAGAGCCATTCATCAAGAGAAGCAGCTTCCCAGATGGGATAAAAGTGCAGTCCAATAGCATTGGACGAAGGGACTACAGCACCAGAAATGATGTTGTTTCCGTACATAAGAGAACCAGCAACGGGTTCACGAATCCCATCAATATCGACAGGAGGAGCAGCAATAAATGCCACGATGAAGCACATTGTTGCAGCAAGCAACGTTGGAATCATCAAAGTACCAAACCACCCCACATAAAGACGATTATTAGTGGAAGTGACCCATTCGCAAAACTGTTCCCAAGTATTTGATTGTTGTTGTGAAAGTGTAGCAGTCATTTTTGTTAAGAGAGTTAGATAAGAGTTCGGGGGGACGAACGATTATTGTTATGTTCCACAGCACCCTCCACTGTGGATATGAGAGACGTAATTTATACACCCTATAGGTCTCGGTTAATGGGTGTTTAACAATGTTACAAATCCATTAAGGTTCGTAACATTTGTTTACCTATTTATTGTACTATGATCTCTCGTGCTTGTCAACAAATTAAAAAAATTATACAGATTCACTTGAATTGACTAAAACCATTCCATCAATCACTTTAGTTTTTTTGCCAGAAGAAGATGTGACGATTATATCATAATAATATCTTCCCGACTTTAAATCAGTCGTTACAGTGTTTGCAAGAGATACTACAACTTGTCCTGCGGTAGATACGATTCCTACAGAAAAAGGAGTATATGATGTTGATTCAGAAAATTTACGAATCTTTGCTGTTCCAGTATATCCAGTAAGATCTAAAGGACTTCCGTCCGAATTATTAATAGTAAAAACTTCTTGATAATCAGTTCCTTGCTCTATGACAATATTTACTGCAACAACTGCCATTTCTACGATATAATACTTTTACCTATTTATTATAAACAACATCCTAAATAAGAATAGTGTCTATCACATAAGAAAAATGAAAAGACTTATTTTAGTTTTTTCGTTATTCTTCGCTATCCCAGTTAATGCTGCTGAAATTACATCAAGAATTACTGATTCTGTTCAATTAGGTGTACAAGGTGCAGCGGTACAATCAACAAGAATTGGAGCATCATATTCTGCTTCAGGTACAAATATCCAATCAACTTCATTTGGTGGTGTAGGTGGTGCTGGAACTTATGATATCAATAATGCAGGTCAAGCATTTCAGTTCTCAGAAACTTACGTTCAAGCTGATACACCTGTCACCACTCAATCGGTCTCTGGTGGAGCTATTACTTCTCCCAACCTTTATGGGGATTCTGTTACTCAGTTAGCAGGAGATGCTGGTTCTCTTGCAGGAACACTATCACCGACAGGTGTTCCTACTGTCACTGCTGGTGGTCCTGGAACCACGGCAACTGGTCAACGTAGTGTAGAACTGAGCGTATTCAAATGAGACATATCCTAGCAGGTTTATTCCTGCTAGGGTTTTCTTGTCCTGCCCTAGCAGAAAGTGTTGTGCCCAATTTTACCAGGGGTACAATTAATGCGACTACAGAATCTACTACGAAAGTAATAGAAACAATTCGTCAAGTTGAATACACAACTGGCGAATCTTATACTGTGACTGGAACTAATATTAATATTCCTAGTGCTCCTCAAAAGGGTGCTAGTTATTCTATTATAGAACAAGGTGCCCCATTCCAGTTTAGTGAGACCTATCTCGGACCTGGAGTGGCAAAAGAAACATGGATAGATCGTACTACAGAAACTCAATCAAGCACTACATCAATCTCTGTCTTTACGCAATAATCTCAACTGGCACTGCATTTGCACAAAGCGCACCAGCACCAAGCAATACAAACATCGCAGGACCTTCAGCATCTGCTACTGGTAATGTAACTAACCAGGCAGTTCAGGTGCTTCAGGGACCTTATGCACTCAATACTTATGGTAATGGAGTTAGTTGTCAGGGAGCAACGTTTTCAATATCTCCTTTTTTAATGAACAGTGGAAATAAAAGTGAAGACCCAGAAAGTTTTGCAACACATAATGGAAACTGGGGTATTTCTGCTGGTCTTAATATTCCGTTAGACGGAAATCTAATGGATTTATGTAGAAAAAGAGCAGCAGTTGAAATTGCCAGACAACAAGCAGAAACAGACAAAGCAAGATTAGATTTTGAATTAGTTAGATTATTGAAGTGTGGGGAAGCATATAAGAATGGAATAATGTTTCATCCAGAAAGTCCTTACTATAAAATTTGTGCTGATATTGTTGTGAAATATCCAAAGGTTGAGGATGTAGTTAATGGATCTAATCGCACCAATTGATAATTCAAATTTAAACACTATAATCGGAAATAAACCGATTAATGTTCCAAATCCAAGTAATAACAGAATTTCTGGTCCTTCTGTAATTTCCACAATAGAAAGACCAACACTTCGTGATGTTGAAGCACCAGTAGTTCGTGGATTAGAAGTTCCAATTATTGATGTACCAAATACATCAATCAATTACCCGGTTATTAATGTACCAACTCAAGCAGAGTTTGATGCTGCGGTAAAAGCAGAAAAACAGAAACAACAGCAAGAAGAAAAACCAAAAGAAAGAGCATTACCATCAAATCCTGCTCCACCTCCTGCTATACCACAAATTCCACAAATCTCACACATTCAAACACCTGTTGCAGAAATACCAGCAGATAAACCAAACACTACCCCAACATTTACTCTCGGTGGAATCAATATTAATTTACCTGATCCTTCTGTTGTTGCTACGGCGGGTGCTGTCGCAGTAGTTACCACTGCTGCTACCGTAGCGTCAACTGCAGTATTTAATGCTTTAAGAAATGCTGCGGAACCATTAATCAAAGAGGCAGCAAAAAATAAGTTTAAAATTAAAATTAAACACGTTAAACCAGTGCTGCATTATGTTTTAGCAGATAGTGGTCATATTGATATTTTTGAATATTCTTCTGAAGGTACAAGACTTGTAGCACAGACTGATAATGTAGAACAATATATTCGTGATGAGATTGAAAAAAATACTTTATATGAAATTGAAAATAAAGTGATTATTGATGATGTAATTAAAAATAAGTTCACAAAAGAAGGGCAAGAAAGATTTAAATCTCTATATGCCCCTCCTAAAAAGATTGCTAAAAAATTATCTGCTCGTCTTTCTTTTTGAATCTAATTCCGCAAAGTTTTTAACTTTAGTTCCACCATCATAATTCCAGGCATAACCCTCAACAATCATTTGATTATTAAGAGAAGTTGTTTCTCCATTGATAAACAAATGACCAATGATGCGACCATACTTTTCTGTAGAGTCTGGAAGTTCAGTCTTGATAAGAATATCTTTTGCACCTTCACAACGGTGCTTTAACCATTCTTTTGCTTCAAGTCCGTACTTCTTTTCATTCGCATCTGCGGTTCTTGATTCTGGTGTGTCTACACCAGCAAGACGAATGCGTTTAGTAAGAGAAATATCAAACCCCAAATCTATTGAGGCATCTACGGTGTCCCCATCAACTACTTTATAAATTTCTTTGATTCTATAAATGTATGGGTCTCTGTCTGCCATTAGAAAGGTAATCTAAACTTCTCAGTATTTATCTTTGAAATAGGTAAACTTTGAATTGCTTTAGAAACTTGTTTTTCAACAACAACACCAACAAATTCCTCAGGATTGTCAAGAATCTTTTGTGCCTTTTGATATGTCATATAAGCACCAACACCGATTGCAGCACTAATGCTTAGACTCAGAAGTGATAGGATTAGACTCAGTTGTTTCATCTTTCATCTCCTCATTTGCTAACTTTAATATGTAGTAAATGATATATGCAGTAAAGATAAAACCACAAGATAATATTATTACCACACCCCAAGGAAACTCATTCATCAGTACTTACCTTCAACGCAATATTGTGCTTTTTTATTTGGATAATAAGGATATAAACCTTCTTGAGGTTTCATATAACCACATCCAATTAACCATTCCATCGTTTGTGGAGTTGGTCTTATCTGATCCCAAAGAGGTCCATTCGCACACATCTCTAATTTTTCGGCAGTTACATTAGACTGTTCCTCTGCCCAGTTTGCATCTGCTTCCCAAGGAACTGCACGACTTTGCATCATAGATTCATAAGTTAGTTTTGTCATCTTCATTACCCAGGCAGGAATCTCACTATCCTGATGAACCTGTGCCATAAAAGAAGTTTTTAATCCACCACCCATACAATCCTGAACGGTATGCCATCCTTCGTGGCGAAGAGTTCCTAAAAACTCTCTAGGGTCCGACACAAGTTCTTCATTAATAAAGAAACGATTATAGTTTGGTTTGTATAAACCTACTGTTCTTGGTGTAAAATATCTACTTGGAGCAAGATACACACCAATTTCTAATTTATCAAGTGCTTTAATAATTCTTTTAATCTCATCACGGAAACGATCAAAGTTTGGGTCTTCAAAAACTTTTGATTCTGGTGAGAGTTTTTCTGTTCCATCTGTACATTCTAAAAGAATCATACAACCCATTGCTTCTGCACTATAAGGTCTTACTGTGGGTTGATTACTTAAAAGTTTATCTGCTCGAACTGGAAGAGCAAAACTTAACGTTATTCCGATTGCTGCAATGAATTTTTTCATTCATTCCACCATCCTTCTTCTTTGTGTATCCAGACTTTCAAGTCTTTTACATACTTCCTCAAAATCTGGGCCTGTTCTTCATGCCAAAAATCACCCGTTTCCATATGGAGACGGGTGTGATTGTCTATGGCTTTGAGTATTTTATGGATTGGAGCATTCCAACACTCCCTTTTTGGAGTGTTCCATTCTCTGGGCATAAATCCTCACTTTTTCTTACCACCATTCTTTGCTTTTTTAGCATTAGCATTTCCAGAATTTTGCTTTTTATTATTAGCAGATCCAGCACCACCAGATCCCTTTTTACCTTTGTTAGCAGACTTTGACATCAGAGATCTCCTCTTGAATAGGGTTTTTCTTCATCAACTTTCGCTTCTAAAGCTTCAACTCTTTCTTCAAGAGAAGATTCTTCTTTATAAGCAGTTTGAACTAGTGGTTCTTCATTTACTTCTTTCACAACCACTTTCTCTACTGCAGCAGATGCCTCTGCAGCAACTGACTCAGTGTCAGATGTTGGAGGTGTTTCTACAAACTCCTCCGTTTTTGCTTCAGACTTTTTTTCATCATCATCATCTCCACCTTTCTTCATAGTATTAATTCCAAACGTAGCAGCAGATGCGGTGAACACTGTTGCTATAAATGTCGGGTCCATCTTAGCAAGAAGACCCGCATAACTTGCCGTGAGAAGTGCGGCAGACCAACTCAAAATCGCAACACGAATAAAAGTACTCATATACTTTTCTCTTTTATTTGGCGTGTTCATTTTAGAGAACGTGAGAGGTTAACCTTTTTTCCAAGCTTCACCTTCAGACTTTCTTCTACGAGCAAGTCCTGCTTCTACACTTGAACCAGGATTTCTGTAAAGATACAATGCATCGGGAACTAAATCCCATTCTTTATCTTTCAAGCGTTTAGTAATAGTATTAAAGTCATTACTACCGTAAAAACCGGCACCAAGATTATAAGCAAAGCTGAGCAAAGCTCCCCTCTTTCCATCTGACATTTCTCCCCAATGTGGAATTTTACGAAGTGAAGGTAAGAAGTGCTTTTTGCATTCATCAATCAGAAGTTCATCTGCTTCTGCTTGAGTAATTTTATCTCCCATATGGAATGGAGATCCATCTTTTTTACGGGTGCAACCCCAACCAATAGTAATTGGTAAGTTTCCACTGAGAGGATCTGGATATGCATCCAGTCTACAACCTTCAAATTCTTTGATTAATTTGATACCCATCATTGGAACATCATCACCACCAGCTGGTGCTGGTGAAGAAGACGCTGCAGGAGCAGGAGCAGAATCTGATGTAGATGCTGCTGCAGCATTAGACTTTTTTCCACGATAGATTTCTGCCCAATCTACATTATCCTCAAGAAATTTATTTGGTAGATGATCTTCTAACCACTGAACTGCTTTAACATGATTAGGGTTTTTTTCATCATAAAATTTAAAAAAGTTATGTAGATCAATTCTTGCCATTTTGTCCTCCGAAATATTTTTGATAAAGATCGTTTGCTTCTTTATGTTTTCCGTTATTTGTAAGATCCTTAATTACTTTAAGCATCTTTCTTTTGAAATTAATCGAAGATCCTTCCCCATCCATCATTGCCTCCTGGACACCAACGTGCCTTAAGCATTGCTTTGGTATAAATTGTCTTCTTACCGTTGGTAACAGGTCCAGTATAGTTATCATTACAAGATCCATATGGATCATTGCAGTAATAACCTTTACCATCTGGTGTTCTACCAATCACTACAACCATGTGCCCACCAGTAGGATTAGATAAAGAACCACGATGCAATATGCCAATAACGACAGGCTTCCCAGCATCAAGGCTCTTATCAATATCAGAGAAAGAAAGATTGTAACTAAAGTGTGACTTAACACCATAAGCAGCAAGAACTTTTGTCTGTACTGCGTGATCAGTTGTATCACCAATCTCAAATACTTTCTTAACGTATTCGTCGTCTCCTTTAATAGATCCTGGTTTAAGGAATGCAAGACACATTGCACATGACGAACTGTTACAAGTTCTATGTGCATCTCTGTAGTTATCTACCTGATTAAAGTATGGAACTGCAAGAACTTCTGGAGTGGGTGGTTTTGTTCTAAAAATTGAAACCCACTCCGTCTCCGAATCATCCATGAATTGGGCAGGAAGATTATCTTCTAACCATTGAACTGCTGCTACATGATTAGAATTACTATCATCATAATACTTAAAAAAGTTATGAAGGTCTAAGGTCATTGGATATTACTTAAACACTGAGATATTTATAAAAAAAGCACCCTTTTGGGTGCTTTGATTATCTACAATTTTAAACCAACTCTTCTTCTAGAATTGTAGATTTAATATAACTATAAACATTTTCGGGTTTAGTGAACTCATAAGGATCGGTGTCAGCATTATCACGATGACCCTCTTCAACAAAGAGTTTCTCAATAATACCGTTATTTACCACAGCAGAGTAACGCCAACTGCGCTCACCGAACCCAAGATTCGACTTATTGACGAGCATACCCATACTACGGGTGAAATGTGCATTTCCATCAGGAATTAGTTTAACGTTTTTAATATTTTGATCTTGTGCCCAAGCATTCATAACAAAACCGTCATTCACAGAAATACAATAGATTTCATCAATACCAAGTGCTTTAAATTCATCACACTTCTCTTCAAAACCAGGAAGTTGATAAGCACTACAGGTAGGAGTAAATGCACCAGGAAGTGAGAAAATAACTACTTTCTTACCATTAAAAAGTTCAGAAGAAGTGCGAGTTACAAACTCACCTGCTTCACGAAAAACAAACTCAACTTGAGGGATTTGATAACCTTCACTACGCATTTTAACCTCCATCAGAACACACCGGGAATAATCTGACCAGTCGTGAGATACGACGCAGTGGCAGCAATAAACCCAATCATTGCAGCACGACCATTTAGGCGCTCAGCAGCATCAGTAAACAGTTTGTTCATTTGTTTTCTCCTTGATATGAATGTTGTTGTTTAAGTTCTGGATTTAGTTGTGAGAAAACCATAGGACTTCTGGTTTTGTTTTTAATCACAATAAAAGCATCATTTTGATAAGATACTGTCCCAAATGGTTTTGCCCACTTAGCATTAGCATCTGGATGAGTTGCAGTTCCAGTTACTGCTACACCACCGATTTCAACGGATAGTTCATCATCAGCATCCCATCCAAGTTTTTCAAGGGCAAGAGCAAACTGCCCCAACATATTAGCACTCATCAGTAAGTTTCTACAACCTTCTCAACAGCATAACTCAGGAGTACCAGAAAAGCAACCCCCGTAACGGTGAAAATTGTTTCAGTCATCAGAAGATACCGAAGAAGAAGTTACCAGTGATAGCATAAGAAATAACACCAGCAACAAATCCCATCATTGCCCAACGTCCATTAGTCCTCTCCTTGACTTGGTTGGGGGTCAGCATTCCGTAGTTCTCATAATACATTACGGGTTCTTTTGCCCACATATTTTGTTGTCCGTACTCATTAGAAGTTACAGTCATTGTCTTTTGTAACGATTTACAACAATAGTATATAGGAAATGTTAAGAAAAGTCAAGACGGTTTCCCGTCCTGACTGTCAGGATTTCATCACTTACCGATGCGATCCACGGCAAGTCGTGCTCGATTAAGAACAGAACCACTCAGAGGAACATAACCCAAATCATCCGCAATACTCTGTGCTGGAGTACTCAGAGCATACTTAAGTGCATTACGGATATCATCTGCTTTCTCTCCATTACCAGTCTTATATGCAAGAATCCAAGTCAGAGTAGAAATAGGATATGCATTAACACCAGAGGGATTAGGGTTCTCACCAGCAAGATTAGCATCCAAAGTGATACTATTCAGAGCAGCAGCACCAGTTACGGCAGAAGGTCCAACGAACTTACCTGACTTATTTTGGATTGCTGCTGCTTGGAGTTTGTTAGCACGAACAAATCCAGTATTCACATAACCGATAGAACCAGGAGTATTTTTGATTGTACCAGCAACACCTTCATTACCTTTGGATGCAACACCAGTAGGCCAGTTTACAGATTTAGCAACACCATAAGTCCAACCACCAAATGCTTCCAGAGAGTTAGTAAAAGCAAAGGTAGTTCCAGAAGCATCAGCACGATGAACAACCCGAATAGGACCATTACCACAGTTAGGAAGTTGCTTCCAATCCTTAATGCGTCCAGCAAAAACATCCGTAGTTTGTTTCTGCGTGAGTTTCAGTGAGCATCCAGGTTTGTTATAAGCAACAGCAATCGTTCCACCTACCATAGGAATTTGAACGACACCACGTTTCACTTTTGCTGCTTCTGCTGGTTTGATTGGTTCGTCACTTGCTCCGAAGTCAACTGTACCCGCAAGGAATTGACGAACACCAGCACCAGAACCAACGGACTGATAATTAATCCTACTCCCAGAAGTTCGTGCATAATCTTGAAACCAACGTTGATAAAGAGGTGCGGGGAAGGTGGCACCAGCACCATTCAAAGCAGGTCCAGCAACAGCAGCAACAGGAGTAGCAACCAGACCAATAGCAATAAAGTTTTTGAGTTTCATAAAAAGTGAATAACTACGTGAGTAATAATACTGGAAATCAATCTTAAAGTCCACTAAGATTAGGTTAAGGTTTGAATTCCATAAAAAAGACCACTCAAAGGTGGTCCTACTTATTAATCTATAAGTGATTATCAAAAAGCCTTTTTAATTTCATCTCGGAGATTTGCAGTATTATCTCCTGCAGTAATAATAATTGCTTCTTGCCCTCTACACCAAACACCTACGGTAGAATCACCAACAAATCCCCAGATGATAGAATTGTCAGCAGTAATACCAGTAGCACCAAGAGCAAAGAATTTATTCCTTGCTCTTTCTATACAACCAAACTGACCATAAATCGTAGATGCTGAGGCAACTCCAGCCCCAGGTGCTGCCGCAAAAGCAGAAGGAACAGAAGAAAGAATAATAGCAGTAACAGTTAAAATAGATTTAATCATTTTATTATACCATCCTAAATTAATAAAAAAGGAGGATTTCTCCTCCTATATTTTATCAGAACTTAAAGGTCGTCTGAACCAGAGCACCGAAAGTATCAAGTCCACCTTGACCAGTAGGATTGCTCAGATAGAACACCGAAGGAGTAACTGCAATATTATCAGTTACTTGCATCTTGTAATATGCTTCAAGAGCATAGTTACCATCATCACCATTCTTGCCGTTTTGTTCAGTTACAAAGGTAGGTTCGCCAACTGCAAATCCAAGAGCATTACCCTTAGCAATCACATCATTCCAAACCAGACCAGTGTACCAGGACTGGGAAACAGTAGCATCACCCTTGTTATAGGAAGAACTATTGTAACCCCAACCAGCAGAGATAGAAGGAACCCAACCAGATTTGGAGGGTTGCCAATAACCAGCAAGAGAGAATGCGTTGGTGTTACCACCAGTTACTGCATTAGGAAGAGCAGAAGTCAGAGTAGGAGTACCAGAAATGCTTACACCGTTATTCGAATAAGTATAAGCACCAGTCACGTTCCAGTTCTTACCAGTGTAGGCAAGTTGAGCAGTTCCAGAGGCAGCAGAGTTGCCGTTGAACATACCACCCTCGGCACTATTACCGACATCAGCATCACCAGCAACATAAGCACCACCAAGGGTCCAACCACCTTTCTTAACAGAAGCACCGAAACCACCACCAAGAACTTTAGTATATGTTCCAGGAGCACCAGCAAACTGGAAGATGTTCAGGATCTTATCTGCAGTATAAACGGAAGGCCACACAGGCAGAATGTCATCCTGACGGATACGAGGACCAGCAGCAATCGTTACATCCTTACCAACAGGGAACTTGTAGTAAAGACGTTGAATGGCAACAACATCACCACCATCAGCACCACCAAGATTTTCTTGGAAACCAGCATCAAGTTTAGTGAGTTTGGTAGGTTCTGCACCAAAACCAGCATCATCAAAGTTGCCAGCACGAAGTTGAGTACGAAGCAGATCCTTACCAGTGAAAGAAGTATCCAGATTCAGTTTCACATCATAGTTGAAGGAAACTGCCTCACGAAGATTGTTGTAATCATTCTTACGATTACCACCATAAGAAAGACCACCAAGCACCCAACGGGTTTCACCACGCAGTTTAGTGGTGGTAGAGAACTGAGTTGCTTCAAGTTCTCCAACTTGTGCCTCCAGTTTATCTACACGACCACGAAGAACAGCAAGTTCAGAAGTAAATTCTGCTTGAAGACGCTTGATCTCATCGGTAACTTCACTTACACGATCCAGGCAAGCATTCAGAAGTGCTGCTGCTTCAAATCGTGTCATTGCTTTTCCACCACCATAGGTGCCATTGGGATAACCAGCAACGCAACCATAACGTTCTACAAGGTTGCTGAGTGCTTGATATGCCCAATCCGTGGGTTGAACATCAGACAGTTGTGAGACACTTGTAACTTGTTCTGAAGTGGAATATTGGTTGACTGCTGCAATATTAAGATCTGCCGCACTTGCAGCAACAGGAGCAACCATTCCCAGAGCAACAGGTGCAAGCATCAGTTGTTTGAGTTTCATAAAAATTTGTTTTTGTTCTATAGGACATAATGAGTAGTGGTGCAAATAGTTGCGGCACCTCCACTTCACGGTATTTATCTTAACAGTTACTTTGGGATCATGTCAAGTTATTTTCGGTTTTTGCACCATCTTTTGATTGTGTGGGAGGATTCATATAATGACTATAATAATCATAATCTAAAAGTGTTTTAATAGGAACCTGACTTCCACTTTCTCTCCAAAATTTCATAATATTTTCTACATTACTTTTGTGAAAAACTTCAATATGATCTTGGTGGATATTTGAATTATAGTCATAACGATAAACAAAGAGAGGCATTGAATATGTTTTTCCAGCATTAAACAAAATTTCATCTGCAACTGCTCTTGGTTTTACTCCATTATCAATTTTATACTTTTCTCCCCTAAAGTGCAAATCAGCAAGTTTTTGTGCATAACGACGTGTAAACACATTACAAACGGTACAAAAATTTGTAAGAATTCTTGGATGCAAATTTGCCACAAGATTTCCGGTACTCGTAATTGAAAGTTGCAAGCAATCCCAATCATAAGGAAGACTTTCTTTAAATAACTTCCAATTAAAAGGCCAAAACTCTACACTATCAAAAACAATATCATCTTCACAAATAATTGCAATATCTTCATCAGTTTCTTCAAGAAAATAACGAAGTGCCTTTAAATGAGATAACGTACAACCCAATTCACCAGCATTCATTTGTGGTGGAACATTGCCTTCAAGATAAACACTCAAGTCTTCTTTTCTTCCATCATATCCAGAAATTCTAACATTTTGAATTTCATAATAGGAAAAAAGTTCTTCCGTTTTTTCTTTTCTTTCAATATCAGTATCAAGATTGATCCAATAAACAGGACCAAATCCTTTAATTTTCTTTTTTACGGTTGACGTATTAATTACTTTGGTCATCGAATTTAATTGGTTCAGGTCTAATAATACTTGGTTCACTTACTTGATCAATACTTTGAGTTGTTTGATATTGCCTCAAATCATGATAAGTGTGAGGTTTGTTGTACGTATCTTGATAGAACATTGGATTGTTTAATGCATATACTTCATAGTACTTTGCCATTTCAGCAATTGATTTATCGAAGTGCTGATTAACTTTGTATCCACAATAATATGCAATATCTTTTACCATATTAGCATAGTTGTCTGACAGATACAACATTGCGTGAGTGGAAAGCATATTATACACTCTACTGACTTCATCGGTCATTTCTTTGTATAATACTGCTGATATATTTCCATTGTAGTATCCAAATCCAGATATTCCAAGATACATAAAGTCAATGTCATCTGGAATGCCTAGGTCAATAACTTCATTCTTTAAAGCACAATCATCTTCAAGAACAATAAATGGTGCCTTCAATCCTTCAGAAAGAAGTTTGTGATGACTTTTTTCGCATCCCCATTCTGCTTGAACTCCAGGAAATCTTTCATAATTAAATCCAAGTTCAGAAAGCATCTTTTCCATACTCTCCTTTTTCTCTTCATCTTTATCGAGATTAATATAATAAGTTTTAATTTCTGATAGTTTCATAGATTATCGTAAATATTTTTCCATTGTCCTAAGATTTTTTCTTCCAATCTTTGTGAATGATATGCACAATTTTCTTGAATTACATCTTGGCTATGTTTAATATTTGTAATTAGATTTGGAATTTCTTCAAAACTACTGTAGTAATATCTGCAATCTTCCAATTCTGGATCATACCACTCCAATACATCAATAATATTATCATCGAACTGAGCAGGTGCTAAAGGAATTCCATACCCTTCAGTGTTTTTTAATTGTTTCATCAATTGTTTTGCTGGAAGAAGTGCAGGAACTCCCAAATGAATCAATTCAAAACAAATTAATTTAGATGGAGCATCTGGCAAAGTAATCATTGCATAATGTCTTTTGAGTTCATTAATATCTGAATATCTTTCATCATCACCACCTTGAGCTTTAACTCCCATATCAAGAAGAGTTTGCTTAAGATTCATGAACTTATTGTCATTCCAATACATCCCAACCCAAACATCATTATCTTTTTCCACTGGATCACTGGTTGCTGCCCATTTTCCAAGAGGAGTAATAACTTCCCAGTTGTCTGTGCGAATTCCGTTTGCATCTGCCCAAACTTTTTCAAATAAAGTATAAGGAACTATTTTTACATTCGGAAAATCATTTGCTTTATCAAAGAGTTTAGTCCATTCTTGATCTTCAAAAATATCATAATTATATCTATTGCAAATCCAAATCACAAGTTTACCGGTAAACTCTTCAATATTCTCTAAAATAATACGACTAGCTGGTGCAGTATCGGAAGTCAAAACAACATCAAAAGAGTTTAGATAATCCTTTACTTCACTCCAAACAACTCTTGCCAATGGAGCACTCATTCTAAAACTTTCAATTGGTGGAATTAAGCTTAAAGTTTCGCCAAATCCAACAATTTTTTGATTAGTAACTTCGTGTCCAAGTTTGGTTAAAACATATTCTTGATCCTTAAAGCACCCAATATGATGAGAAAGATGTAAAATTTTCATAGTAATTTCAAAATAGTTTGAGCACGATTTACATAGGTGTGATTGTATTTTATGAACAGCATTGCTTCCATCATATCAATTTTGTCATTTGAAGCATATTCAATCATGTTCTCGTAAAGTTCTTGTGGATTTGATCCAAATACAACGTAATCTCCAAAAACTCTCTTTACGTTAATTGAATTAGTTCCAATAATTTGACCGTAACTAATTGTTTTAAAAATCCTGCAAGGTATATATCCAACTTTAATATGGTGATAATTCCTAAAATCAGGACAAATAAAAGAGTTTCTGATCAATTGTCTGTTTTCATCATCACTCACACCACGATACAATCTAAGTTCTTTTTGATTGGTGTGAAGTATAGATCCAAACTCTTGGGCAAACTCAAGCCCTTCTTCATACAACGATCCAACATAATTAATGTATTTTTTAGACGAATCAAATTGACAGTAATCATTTTGATCAATTTCATTTGGAAGTAAATCAGTTGCCCAACATTGATAGAGTGTTTTGCTTTTAGAGTCAAAATATGTTTGGTCTCTTATCTTTTCAAATTTTTCAACATCAACAATAT